ATTAAAAACCCCTTTCCGGATAGGGCGTATCAAGGGATACACACGTTTTCTATTAAATTATCGGACAGACACTTACAGCAATAGTCTAACAACTGATATGGTAGAACGCAACCTATTGCTTGCAGCGCCATTAGAGAAAATCAAGCCTATTCAATATACAAAAGAATTCAGGTTATACCTCACTGACCAGGAGAAAAAAGACTTTCGATATTATATGGAAAAGGAGGGGATAGATTTCGCGCGCCCTGTATTCCTAATAGGAGTCACCACCAAGCTCCTCCATAAAAAATGGAATACGGAGTTTATGATAACCACACTTAAAAGAATATTGGAAGAATACAAGGACATACAAATGATCTTCAACTATGCACCGGGGTATGAAGAAGAAGATGCAAGAAATATCTACAAGGAATTGGGATGTCCGGAACGCATCAAGATTGATATACAAGCCTCTTCATTACGACAACTGGCAGCACTTTGCGCCAACTGCTCGTTTTATTTCGGAAACGAAGGAGGAGCCCGACACATTGCGCAAGCCCTCGAAATTCCTTCATTCGCTATTTATTCGCCAAGCGCCTCTAAATCAATGTGGTTACCTGCAAATTCCGTACTTGCCCGAGGTATTAGTCCCGACGATATTCTTCCGCCGGAACAACAAGCAACATTAACTTATGAAGAACGTTTCGCATCAATTACCCCGGAAAAGGTATACGATCAATTAACTTCGACATTAAGACAATTGAGCTAACTCGCGATATAAATCAAGATAAGCTTGTATATGCTTCTCGTAACTGAATGAAGCTGCATGTTCTTTCATTCTGGTCAAGCGTTCCTCATCTTTATAGAAATCAGGCAAATGTTCCCGGATACTTTGCACCATAGATTCTGTATCCAAATGTTCCCACATGATGGCATGTCCATTACAAACTTCCGGCAAACTAGTGCGATTAGCAGCAAATACAGCTTTTCCAAACTGCATAGCTTCTACCACAGGCAGCCCAAAACCTTCTCCTTCACTAGGAAACAGGAACGCTTCACAGTTCCGATACAACCAAATCTTTTCACTTTGAGTGATTACATCTGTCAAAAACACATTAGTGACTTGCTTCTCACGAATCAGATTACGCACTTCTTCAGCATAAGCGAAATGGGCATCTCCACAAATATACAAATCATATTCCGGAAAATGGCGCATTACGTCAACCAGGAGATGGAAATTCTTTTTCCTACGGATCTGTCCAATCGTAAAAAAGAAAGGACGTCCCGTCGCAAAAGACGGCTGGGTTCCTTCCAACATATCGATCCTCTCCACCCCATTATAGATGACCCGGATCTCTTTCCCCTTCAAATCTATATGTTGACGAATGACATCTGCGACATAATGAGAAATCGTTGTGACTACTGCTGCCTTATTGACCTTATTCTGCATCCGACGAAGATACATTTTAGCCTTCCAAGGCTTTTTCTCCGTTAAGAAATTAAAGTCATGTATAGTAAAGATAAACTTTGTACCACCGGCAATACGCAACAACTTCCGCTGCTGATTCACCGCATGCCATACATCTACTTTAGGAAGGGTAAAAGGGAAAAACTTATTGATACGACGTACCGGAACAGAGGTCACATTCGGGCCAAATTCCTGCATATATTTCTGTCTCAACAAATATACAAAATGAAGATCCTCTACCGGCATAGACGAAAAAGCGGCCGCATAGTTGGCCGCAATCTGTCCGAAACCAGCTGTTAGACTACCATAATTCGTAAGATCTATCAGTACCTTTTTCTTTCGTTGTATCTCTTTTTCCATCATTATTTGATTCTACGCTCTTTCGGTTCAAAAAACAACTAAATTGAATTCCTGCAAATATCAACCTACAATCCCTTCTATTTTTGCAATAACCTGTTCCGGCTTTATATCTCTTAAACAGGCATAATCACCACGCCAACAAGGCTTCTGTCCATATACAGAGCAGGGACGGCATGACAAATCAAGCTGCACGGTATTAACCGGCAATTGCTTCCAACCCATAAAACCGGCATAAGGATGAGTGGCCCCCCAAATAGAAACAACCGGAATATTGACCAAGGACGCCAAATGCATATTGGCAGAATCCATTGAAAGCATCACATCTAAATGGCTCATCAGATTCAGCTCGGTACGCATATTCAGTTTACCGATCATTGAAACAACAGAAGGATATTTAGCAATCCATGCGTCAAACACTTCCTGCTCGCTTTTACCACCTCCAAAAAGAAAAACTTTCACTTGCGGATTAGCTGCAAAATGTGCTATAACTTGCTCCTGTAACTCTAACGGATAAATTTTACCTCTGTGTTTGGCAAAAGGAGCTATACCAATCCATTTTTGATCTTCTTTAGGTCCTGTGACTGGCTCTATCTCCGCAAAGTTGCCTTTTCCTTCGCCATAAATAGAAGAGAAATTTAATAAAACCGGCAAACCGAGCTTCTCAAGCACATCGGCATAACGGCGAAAAGAACTCTTCTGATTCTCCATCACCTTATCGTGACGACGAACCAGTTTCTTTTTACCTGCCCTTCCCTTACATATGGAAGCTACCGGTTTATTGGCAAGACGGAATCGCAGACATAAATATTTTGAACGAAGCACATGATG